AAGATCATCGAGGAGCTGGGCGACGTGATGTGGTATGTGGCACTCATGGCCGATTTGATGAATGTGCCACTGGAGTACGTCATGCAGGCGAACATCGAGAAGCTGGAACGGCGGTATCCGGATGGTTTTTCGCCGGCGGCGAGCGTGAATCGGGAGGAGCGCGAAAACGGGTAATACAACCCGATGTAATTCGCTTGAAAGGAGAATGAGAGATGGAAACAGCGGCAGCAGTTCGCAAGCGTAAATCTCCGCCGCTCGGCAAGCGCCCATGGACACCGGAGGACGAAAACTATCTGGCAGAGAAGTGGGGCTATGCATCAGTGCCCGCCATCGCAAAGAAGCTGAACCGTACGGAGAACGCAGTCGTTGTTCGGGCACAGCGGCTCGGCTTGGGAGCTGTGCTGATGGCAGGCGGGTACGTCACGCTGAACCAGCTGCTCGCCACAGTGACGGGAAGGGAACGCGGCAACACTTACCAGCGCAAAAGCTGGGTGGAAAATCGCGGCCTGCCGGTGCACAGGAAGAAAGTCAATCGGTGCAGCTTTTCTGTGGTCTATCTGGAGGAGTTCTGGGAATGGGCGGAGCACAACCGCAGTTTCCTCGACTTCTCGAAAATGGAGCCTCTGGCGCTCGGTTGGGAACCGGCATGGGTAGCAGAGCAACGCAAAAAGGATTACCGCGCCTGCGCGATCCAGCGCAAGGACCCGTGGACGGCAGACGAGGACAGCCGCTTGAAGATGCTGCTCAGTCAGCACAGATATACATGGGCAGAACTGTCGGAGATGCTGTACCGCACGACTGGTGCAATCCAACACCGATGTCGGGATCTCGGCATTAAAGAGAGGCCGGTCAAGGCAGATAATCACGGCAAAAGCGCAGCGTGGACGGAGAGCGACTTTGCGGTTCTGGCAGACGGTATCCGCCACGGCGACAGCTACATGGCAATCGGACAAGCGCTCGGCAAGTCGGAAAAGGCGGTGCGCGGCAAGGTCTACACGGTGTATCTGACCGAAAACGCGGATAAGGTGCGCGAATACATGGGCGATGGTCCGTGGGGAGCCGGTGCGCTGGAGCCGAAAGTCAAGCAGGCGGTGTACCTGTCCACCACGAGAACAGAGGTGCGCAAGCAGCTGTCATATCTGGCAGGGCTGCTGCGGAAACGGGCGAATGATCTGGGCTACGATCCGTATTGGCAGCGTTTTATGTGTCAGCACTGGGATGCCTTCGGCGGCTGCTCTGCCGGCTGCGCGAATTGCGATGACTGCACAGAATTTCGGCGTATTCGTCCGCAGTATTGCGCTCGGTGCGGCGGCACGTTCTATGAGAGGAAGGAGAACCGTTTCTGCGGCGCCTGCCGAACGGCACGGAAGAAGAAAGCACAGCGGCATTGGTGCCGCGTCAATCATAGCTGAACAGGAGAGGAGAACAACCATGAGTGAGAGAGTAATCTGGACGCACCCGAAGGGGCGTTTTGAGGTCGTGGAGCGTACATACAGAGCACTGGACGGCAGGCTCGGGCGCGTGCGCGAATGCCGCTTCACGCTGCGGCGCGATGTGCGCGGACTGGCGTGTAATGTGGCTGCTCAGCCAATCAGCGTTGAGCCGGCGCTTTGCGTGCCGCAGAAAGGTGTGCATGGTCCGGTGACCGCCGCCGATGTAGACACGTGGTGCAAGTGGTACCGGCAGGGCAAGTCCGTTGCGGACATCTCGGAAATGGCGGGACGGAACGAGAAAACCGTCACTGCCAAGCTGAAAAAGCGCGGGGTGCTGCTGACAGACGAGGAACAGCGGAAAATCCGAAGCCTTGCCGCGCAGGGCTGGACGGCGGCGAAGATCAGCAAGGAAATCGGGTATCCAAGAGCAACGGTGCGCTGCTGCGTGCGGGAGATGGAGGTGCAGCATGGCAAAGTGTAAATTCTGCGGGGAGCCGGTTAAGGTTTCCCCGGTGTTCCACCCGTCCTGCTGGGTGCAGGCAGTGAACAAGTACGCAGGTGAGATCTGCGATGAGTATTGTAAGTTTCCTTTTGAACTGGACTATGAGGCACTGGTGGACAAGTGCGAGCAGTGTCCGATGACACGGCTGAAGGAGTTGGGAGGGAAAGTATGATTTTAGAGTTGACCAAACAGAACATCTTGAACCTGACGAATGAGAGCAAGCGCAAGAATATCATTGCCGCATGGCGCAGCTGGGGCATCTGGCACAAGGCGCCCGAGATCGGCCTTAGCGTGTACCGGCTCGACCTGCCGGACGGCAGCTTTTTCACCGCCAGCTAGTACGAGGGCGACGATTTCTTTCCGGGCGGCGGTACGCATAACGTCAATCGTCCGCGTTTCAATCTCTGCGACAAGGGCGGCAAGTTGAAAGCTGGGAGCAAGGCCGAGAGCCTGCTGACGGACAAGCTCAAAGAGCTGCGGAAGGAGCTGCTGACAAAATGAAAGCGCCTGCTTTTCAAACCGAGGCACAGAAAACTTTCTGCCAGACGTTCCAAAAACTATGCAGCCATACAAGTGCATGGCAGGTGTGGAGCGACTTCGTACAGCTGACTGCGATTGCGTTGTCAAACCGCTGTGATATGCAGGCGAAGCGCGAAAAGCAGTATAACGAGATCATGCAGCAATACGACAGAGCGGAACAGAGCGTTTTCGCAGAACTGTTTGCACAATTGGTGACGGCACTGGAAGAGCAGCCGGAACAGGATTTCCTTGGTGATATGTTTATGCGGCTGGAACTTGGCAGTCATTGGCATGGTCAGTTTTTCACTCCGTACAGTGTGTGCAGGCTGCTGTCGTCGGTAACGATCCGAAGTGCTGTCGAACAGGTAGCAGAACACGGATACTGTAAGGTGAACGACTGTGCGTGCGGTGCGGGTGCAACGCTGATCGCGGCGCGAAACAGTCTGAAACACACGGGCATCGGAGCGGATCAGACGTGGTTCGTAGGGCAGGACGTAGACCGCACGGCGGCGCTGATGTGTTACATTCAACTCAGTCTGCTTGGCTGTGCCGGTTATGTGGTGATTGCGGATACACTGTCAAACCCGGCAGTGGGAAAAATCATTCCGCGCCGGAAAGCAGGGCAGGACATCTGGTTCATGCCGGGATTGTATTTGTCAGATGCTTGGTGTGAACGGATACGATGGGAGATGATGATGTGCAAGATGAAGAAACAGGAGAAACACCATGACGATTAACCAGGCAATCCGCATCCTCGACCCGGAAACGACAGCCGAGGAGCTGGCAGCAATCGAATACTACGGCGGTCTGCACGGCCGCGAGAAGATGGTCGCCGCGTGTGACGAGGCCTGCCGTGTGGCGGTCCGAATTATGAGAAAATATTTGGAGGAACAGAAATGAAAAAGAAAATCATGGTGGCACTGCTCTGCGGTGCTATGATGTGCAGTCTGTCGGCCTGCAGGGAGAGTGAGCGCGTTGCGTACAACATCTCGAAGGAGGCGGACAATTTCAACGTCACGCGCCGTCTGGAAGTCATCAACGCGCGTACGGACAAGCCGGTGTTTGAGCTGATCGGCAACTTCGCCATCTCGAACAACAGCGAGAACGAGCTGGAGGTGACTGTCGAGACCGGGCAGGGCGTTTACAAGAAACACCTTGTGTACCTCAACGACTGGACGATCTACGTTGTGGAGGACGTCAGCGGCGCTTACGTGGACAAGTTCCACTACGAGGTGAATTTCCTGCCGGAGATGATCATTCCGGTTACGGTGACGTCGCATGACTAAATACAGCGATAAAGTTCGGCGCTACCTCGTGTGGCGCTACGGTATTACGGACAGGGAGGGGAAACATTGAACAAGCGTGAGGACTGGTGGGAGTACACAAAGCGCATCATTCGGTCATACCCGGCGCTGCGCCGCAAGGCGGAAAGTGTGGGCGACATACCCTGCACACCGACTTACGGCGCATCCGGTGGTCACAGCGGCGGCGGCAGTCCGGTCGAGCGTGCAGTCGTTGACCGTCTGACTGACAAGGAGCAGCGGCGGTATGATGCGGTGCGAGCTGCCATCTCGGAAACCGAGGTGATGAAGCACGGCCGTCAGCGCATGGAGCTGATCGACCGTGTGTACTGGAAGCGCAGCCATACGCTGTATGGTGCGGCGATGTGTGCACTGGTGAGTGAGAGGACGGCGAAACGCTGGAGCGCGGAGTTTGTTCGCACGGTGGAGAAGTATTTGGATCTACCATAAAATTTTTTTGAAGTTGGCACTTCATGACATAGAAACCGTGATATTCTTGTATCATGAAGTACGCAGGGGTGAAACGCAGACCCTGTGACCTCCTGCTTCATGCCATTGGAGTACATCTCTCTGAAAGAGCACTCTCGTTCGAGGGTGCTTTTTCGTGCCCAGAATTCAGAAAGGACGGTGCAGAATGGCAAAAGGCAAATATCAGGAATGGCTTACGCCGGACGGCATCACCCGTCTGGAAGCGTGGGCGAGGGACGGTCTGACCGATGAGCAGATCGCAGCCAGGATCGGCATTACGACCAGCACGCTGTACGACTGGAAAAACAAATACTCGGAGTTTTCGGAGGCCCTAAAAAGGGGAAAAGAGGTCGTAGACATCGAAGTTGAGAACGCTTTACTCAAGCGTGCACTCGGCTACGACTACACCGAGGAGCGCGTAGAGCGCAGTCAGGATGGCGGAAAGAAGAGCATCAAGACCGTGCAGACGGTCAAGCACATTCCGCCGGACACGACCGCGCAGATCTTCTGGCTGAAGAACCGCCGACCGGACAGGTGGCGCGACAAGCAGCAGATCGAGCACTCCGGCACTCTCGAGGTGGAAAACCCGCTTGCCGGTCTGACCACCGAGGAGCTGCGGAAGTTGGCTGACGATGATTGACGAGCGCATCCGCCGCGCGGCTCGCATAGAGCTTGCCCGGCGTGATTTCTGGTCGTTCTGCAAGCTAATGGCGCCGGACTTCTACCGCGAGGACCGGCCGTACCTCAAGACGCTGTGTCGGCGCTTACAGGCGTTCTGTGAGAGCGACCGCAAGGTGCTGGTGGTCAATATGCCGCCGCGACACGGCAAGAGCCGCACGGCGGTGCTGCTGAGTCAGTGGCTGTTTGGGCGCGATCCGTCTGAGCAGATCATGACCGGCAGCTACAACGAAACGCTGTCCACGACGTTCGCACGGGCGGTTCGCGACGGCATTGCGGAGGAACGGTTTGACCCGAGCCGCATTGTGTTTTCGGATATTTTCCCGCAGACACGCATCAAGTACGGCGAGGCCGCCGCAGGCAAGTGGGCGCTTGAGGGGCAGTACGCGAGTTACCTTGCTACCTCTCCGGGCGGCACGGCGACCGGCTTCGGCGCACGCAAGCTCATCCTCGATGACCTGATCAAGAAAGCCGAGGAGGCTTTTAACGAGGGCGCACTCGACAAGCAGTGGCAGTGGTTCACGGACACGATGCTGTCCCGAACCGAAACCGGCTACAAGATCGTTATCATCATGACGCGCTGGGCGACCGGCGACCTCGCAGGCCGTGCGCTGGAGCACTGGCCGGATGCGGAACTCATCACGATGAAAGCCTTGCAGGACGACGGCACGATGCTGTGCGACGCGGTTCTCACCCGTGAGGACTACGAGGACAAGGTTCGCACGATGAGCGAGGAGATCGCCAGCGCGAACTACCAGCAGCAGCCGATCGACCTGAAAGGCCGTCTGTACAGCAGCTTCAAGACATACACAGACATTCCGCGCGATGCAAACGGTAGTCCGCTGTTCACGCATATCCGCAGCTATACCGACACGGCGGACACCGGCGCGGACTATCTGTGCAGCATCATCTACGGCGAGTATAACCATGAGGCCTATGTGCTCGACATCTACTACACCAAGGACCCGATGGAGATCACCGAGCCGGAAACCGCACGGCGGCTGCTGGCGCACGGCGTAAACCTCGCGAAAATCGAGAGCAACAACGGTGGCCGCGGCTTTGCCCGCAACGTGCAGGAGCAGCTTCGGCGGCTCGGCTCCAACCGCTGCCGTGTGGAGTGGTTCCACCAGAGCGAGAACAAGGTCGCGCGTATCCTCACGAACTCGACGTGGGTGCAGGATCACATTTACTACCCGGTGAACTGGCGCGACCGCTGGCCGGAGTACGCAAAAGCAATGTTACATTACCAGAAAGAGGGCAAGAACGCCCACGATGACGCTCCCGACGCGACAACCGGCGTTGCGGAGCAGTTTACCAGGAAAGGAGGGGTCAGCGTATGGTGAAAGTGAACAGCCGCACGATTCAGCGGCTTTTACAGGGGCACAGGCAGTTCATCCGCGAGGCGGACGAGGCTCGGCGCTATTACAGCAACGTCAACCGCATCAAGCAGGACAACAGCGTTTTGCAGCGGCAGGCAGAGACCGAACAGGCGCTCGGCAATCCGCTGCACCTCGCGGACAACCGCATTTCGCACTCGTGGCATAATCTGCTCGTGACGCAGAAGGTTTCCTACGCGCTGAGCTATCCGCCGGTGTTCGATGTGGGAAACAAGATCGCCAACGAGCGGATTGCAGAGATTCTCGGAGATCAGTACACCGCAACGGCCATGCAGCTCGGTATTGACGCGAGCAACACCTCGGTCGGCTGGCTGCATTACTGGCGCGGCGCAGACGGCAGGTTCCGCTACCATACCGTAGACCCGGAACAGATCGTGCCGGTGTTCTCCGGTACGCTGGAGAGCGACCTCGTCGGCGTGCTGCGCTGTTACACCATGCTCGACCCGCAGAGCGGCCAGACCGTGCAGGTGTGCGAATACTGGGACGACACGACCTGCCGGTTCTACCGTCAGAACGGCGTGTCCGGCAACTACACCTACTTCGAGTATCCGGAAGTCGGGCAGGAGCTGCGGCACGGCCTCGGCGCGGTGCCGTTCATCCCGTTCTACAACAACGCCGACCGGCGGGGCGATCTGCCGCTGTACCGCGACCTGATCGACGCCTACGACAAGGTGGTTTCCGGCTTCGCCAACGACATGGAGGACGTGCAGGAGGTCATCTTCGTCATCAAGAACTACGGCGGCACGGACAAGACCGAGTTCATGAGTGACCTCAAAAAGAGCAAGCTCATCAAGGTTGAGGGGGACGGCGGCGTGGACACCATCCGCGCGGAGATCCCGTTTGAGGCGCGGAACGCATTCCTCGAAAGAACCCGCCGTCAGATCTTCGTCAGTGGCATGGGCGTTGACCCGAACCCTGAGAATTTTGGCAACTCGTCCGGCGTGGCGCTCAAGTACCTGTACAGTCTGCTGGAGCTCAAGGCCGTGATGCTGGAAACGCAGTTCCGCAGCGGCTTTGCCGAGCTGGTACGCGCTATCTGCCGTCTGGAGGGTATCGCACAGCCGAAACGCATTCTCCAGACATGGACACGCAACATGGTGCAGAACGACCTTGAAACCGCGCAGATCGCGCAGCAGTCGGTCGGCATTATCTCGGACAGAACCATCCTCGCAAACCATCCGTGGGTAGATGATGCCGAGAGCGAGCAGAAGCAGCTGGAAAAGGAACAGCAGGCGGCAGCCGAGAAGCAGCCGCAGTTCCGGTTCCCGCCAAAGGACGGTGCAGGCGATGGCAGCAGCGGATAAGCTGAACGGCGCCTACTGGCGCAAGCGTGCCATTGAGCTGGCCGAGAAGCAGAAGCAGGAAGATGATGACCTGTGTCTGCGGTTCAAACGGGAATACGAGCGCATTCTGCACGAACTGGACAAGGAAATTTCGATCTTCTATGCCCGCTATGCCGCAAACGAGAGCGTCAGCATGGCAGACGCACGCAGGCTGCTGCGCGATGCCGAGCTGGAGGACTTCCGGATGTCGCTGGACGAGTTCCGGGATAAGGCGCTTGCAGGCGGCTTTGATAAGGAGCTGGAGGAGGTTTATCTCCGTTCGCGTATCTCGCGCTTGCAGGCATTGCAGACGCAAGTTGAGCTGCGGATGATGGAGCTGTTCAGCTCTCAGCGCGATGTTCTGCGCGACCATTTGCAGGAGCGCTACATGGACACCTACTATCGCACGGTGTACGCTGTCAGTCAGCAGATGAATGTTGCAAGCACATTCGCTCGCATTGACCCGCAGACGGTCGAGAAGATACTCGCCGTGCCGTGGCTCGGCAGTGAATTTTCGTCTCGTATCTGGGCGGACAAGGACAAACTCCTGCGTGAGCTGACGCAGACGCTTTCGCGCGGTCTGGTACGCGGCGATTCGCTCGACCGCATGACGAAAGAGTTTGCCAAGCGCATGAGCGTGTCCGAGAGCCGCGCGGCGGTGCTCATCCACACCGAGAGCGCCCATATGGCGGCTGAGGCTGCCGAACAGGGATACCGGGAAACCGGTGTCCAGTCCTATCGGTTCGAGGCAGCACTCGACCTCAAGACCTGCGCAGTGTGCGGTGCTCTGGATCAGCGCGAGTTTCCGCTTGCGGAGCATGAAACCGGCATCAATTATCCGCCGCTGCATCCGCGCTGCCGGTGCACCACCGTTCCGGTAACGGAGTTCCGGATCGGCAGTAAGCGTGCCGCCCGCGACCCCGTAACCGGCAAGTCCGGAACTGTTCCGAAGAACATGACGTGGGAAGAGTGGCATAAGAAGTATGTGGAGGACGATCCTGCCGGTGCGCTGGCAGATAAGAAGTACAAGAACCGGCACGGCGACAGTAAGCAGTATGACCGTTACGTTGATCGACTGGGGTCAAAAAATGTTCCGAAAACGCTTGATGCGTTCCAGACTTTGAAGTATACTGAACCTGAGAAGTGGAAGACGCTCCAGAGAGCATACCGCGATCAGCCGATTCGGGATCATATCCAGTCTGACGCGCAGTCTAAGACGATAGAGGTCGGCAAACAGGGCAAGCACATTCGTGAGCACAATAACTACATTCAGGGACGCAGCTATCTGACGATTTCTGTTGACGAGGCCCAGACGCTGGTCAATCGTCATGCGGGCACCGGCGAGTTGCTGCGTGACACTAAGAACAAGTGGAAGCATCAGGAGCTGATTCGCACCAAACAGCAGATCGGCGTTGATGTTGACCAACTGACCGGAGAAGAACGACCGACCACGGATTTCAAAATCCATTATTCTAACAAGGGCGTTCATATCGTACCGTACAAGGAGAGATAACAATGGATCTCATTCAGCACATGAAAAAGCTGCTCGGCACCGAGCACCCATATGACAAAGCGCATCGCCTCAAGGTGGAATGCACGGACGGTATTACGCTGACCGGCAAATTCGTCACCGTCGTAGGTGCACTGGACAATGAACCGGAGATTGCAGAGCTGATTATCCGGCGCGACGACAACGGCGTTCTGACCGGAATGCTGGAAACCGAAATCAAAGCAGTAGAACTGATGGACTAAACCACCAAGGATTCAATCCAGGGTGGTTTTTTCATACCCATTTTTCGATGAAAGGAGCAAAAAACAATGGAATTTCTCAAAACCCTTTTTGAAAAGGGCGCACTGACCTGGGAGCAGTTCCAGCAGGCGGCGAAGGATGCAAAGTTTGAGGTGGTCAACGCCGCCGGCGGCGCTTACGTTCCCAAAGCCGACCTGGACACCAAGGCGCAGGAGCTGACCACGGCGAACAACACCATCAAGGACCTGCGTGAGGCCGCCAAGGCGTGGGACGGCAAGGACCCGAAGAAGCTGGAGGACGACCTCAAGACCCTCCAGACAAAGTACGACACCGACACCGCGAACATCCGCCGCGATGCGGCAATCGACCTGGCGCTGACCCGTGCCCATGCACGCGATCCGCAGCTGACCCGCGCGGCGCTCTCGATGGACGACATCAAGATCGGCACGGACGGCAAGATCACCGGCCTTGACGCGCAGGTCGAAAGTCTGAAAAAGGACAAGGCATGGCTGTTCGAGGAGGACGGCGCAGGTCAGTCCGGCAAGCAGGGCGACAAGGGCGGAAACCCGAACGGCGGTCAGGGCGGCGGCTACAATCCGCAGTCCGGCGGCAACCCGAACACGGTAAACGATCTCGGTTCCGCTCTCGCAGAAGTATACAACACCAACGGCTAACAGAAAGAAGGAATGAAAAATGCCTATCACTCTCGCACAGGCAAAGGTCGGCATGGCAAACCATGTGGACCAGCAGGTTATTGACCAGTTCCGCCGCGGCTCCATGCTGCTCGAGGCACTGACCTTTGATAACTCGGTATCGCCCGGTACCGGCGGCTCTACGCTGACCTATGGCTACACCCAGCTCAAGACCCCGGCAGGCGCGGACTTCCGTGACATCAACACCGACTACACCGACACCGTGGCCGACCGCGAAACCAAGTCGGTTGACCTCAAGATCTTCGGCGGTACGTTCAAGATCGACCGCGTTCTCGCGAACACCGCGAACGGTCAGATCAGCGAGGTGCAGTTCCAGCTCGAGGAGCACATCAAGGCGACCACCAACCTGTTCCACTACACCGCCATCAACGGCGACAAGGGCACCAAGGGCTTTGACGGTCTGGACACGCTGCTTGTCGGCACTTCCACCGAGCTCAACGCCGACGCATCCAAGGCGATCGACCTGTCCACCTCGGCGGCGATCGACACCAACTACAAGACCGTGCTCGATATGCTCGACGAGTTCCTGTCCGAACTGGACGGCGTGCCGACCATGCTCATCGGCAATGCGGCGCTGCTGACCAAGATCCGCTCCTGCGCCCGCCGTGCCGGTTATCTGACCCACTCCGAGGACGCTTTCGGCCGTCAGATGAGCGGTTACAACGGCATTCCGTTCATGGATATGCAGTATTACTACGACACCGCCGAGAAGAAGGAAAAGCCGGTCGTGCCGATCACGTCGCGCGAATACGGCGCGTCCTCGTCCAAGACCACCGTTACCGGTCTGACCGACCTGTACGCTGTCCGTCTGGGTCTGGACGGTTTCCACGCCGTATCTCCGATGGGCGGCAAGGTGATCTCGACCACGCTGCCGGATTTCTCTACCGCAGGCCCGGTCAAGGCCGGTGATGTCGAGATGGTAGCGGCAACCGTGCTCAAGAAGTCCCGCGCTGCCGGCGTGCTGCGCAACTTCAAGGTAAAGTGAGGGAACTGCCATGTACAAGATCAAGGCACCGAGCGAGGAGTACGACCGCAAGATCGGCGGCGTGCAGTTCGTGAATGGTGAGGCGCAGACGGATAACGAGTGGCTTGCAAGCTGGTTCTCCGGCCGTACGGGCTTTACCGTAGAAACCGTGACCGCCGAGGAGAAAGCCGAGCCGACCGAGGACAAACCGAGGGGGAAGCGCAGAAATGACAAGGGAAACGCTGATGCTGCGGGCGCAAAGCCTGCTGCCGAACCTGCCGCAGGAAACGCTTGAGTTCGCCTGCGATCTGGTGCTCGAGCAGATCTGCAACTACTGCAATCTGACCGAGGCGCCGGACGGCCTGACGAACACCGCAGCGCTTATGGTGCGCGGCCTGGTAAACAGCGTTCAGCTCCAGAACGAGAATATGCAGCCTGCCGCAAAGGGCGTGTCCAGAGGGGATACGTCCTTTTCCTTTGCAACCGCAGCGGAACAGCTGGCGGCACTGGCAGGCTCGGGCGACTTCCTCACCGACTACAAGGCGCAGCTGAACGCCTATCGAAAGATGAGGTGGTAGTATGCTCGGCAATCCGGAGCTGGAACGGGCGCTGCTGGAGCAGACCTATGACGGCGTGATGACCGTCACCGGCACAAGCAAACAGGAAGTGGGCGGCGAAACCGTTGTTACGCCGGACGCGGTGCTGCACGAGAATATCCCGTGTGCACTGTCGTTTTCGGGCACACCGGACAGCAAAACGGACGCGAACAGCGGTCAGATCAGCTATCAGGCCACGATCTACTGTGCGCCGGAGCTGACGATTCCGGCAGGCTGCCGCATTGTGGTTCAGCAGTACGGCGCGACCTATCGGCTGAAATACAGCGGCGAGAGCGCGGTCTATCCGACCCATCAGCAGCTTTCTGCCGTCCGAGAGGAGCGAGCGTAATGGCAAGCTGGGGAAGCTGTGATTTTCACGAGCTGCGTGACTTGAACGAACGCATCAAAGCCGCTGCAAGTGAGCAGGAAATGGACGCTTTCTACACCGGACTGCTCGATGAGATGATGAACGGCCTGCTGACCGACGTCAAGGAGCTGACACCGGTTGACCGCGGTCATCTGCGGCGCAACTGGTTCATCACCAAGGCGAAGCGCAGCGGCAAGCATTATCGTGCAGAAATCTACAACAACATTGAGTATGCGCCGTATGTGGAGAACGGCCACCGGCAGGAGGTCGGACGGTACGTTCCGGCAATCGGCAAGCGGCTGGTGAACGGCTTTGTCGAGGGCAAACATATGCTGCGCGACAGCCTGTTCGACCTTCAGAAAGCTGCGCCGGACTTTATCAAGACCAAAAGCGAGGAATTCCTCAGCCGCATGATGGAGGGCAAATGATTAACGTAGTACAGGAAATCGTCGATAAGCTGCGCACGGCCTATCCATCGGCGCAGTACGACATTTACACCGAGCGTATCGAGCAGGGATTCTCTGCGCCGTGCTTCTCCGTTCGGCAGCTTCGCGCGGATGTGACACCGTACCCGGCCGGGCTGCATGAGATCGTGCAGCACATGGACGTGCGGTTCTTCCCGTCGGACGGCCGTCCGCAGGAGCAGTGCCGAGAGACCGCACAGACGCTCACGCTGCTGCTGCGGCGCACGGAAAGCCTGCGCGGGAGCAATCTCTCGTGGGAAATTACAGACGAGGTGCTGCACTTCTTCGCGGATTACCGGCAGTTTGTCCGGGAAATCCCGGAAGATATTCCGATGGAGAATTTGCAGACCACCGTAGGAACGGAGAACGAAAATGGCAGTTAAACGCAAAACCGAGGCAGGAGCACCGGCGTTCACCGGCGCACAGCTCCTGACCTTCGACAGATACCGCGAGCGGCGCGACCTGCTGGGCGTGCTGCTCGACAAGGATCAGCGCTACACCTTTTCCGAGGTGGACGCGCTCATTGATAACTTTATGAAAGGCAAGGTGAATTAAATGGCTTTAGGCGGCGGTATGTATACCGTACAGAACAAGGTTCTGCCCGGTGCGTACATCAACTTTGTGTCGGCGGCGCGTGCGTCTGCGACCCTGGGCGACCGCGGCACGGCGGCTTTCCCGCTGTCCCTCGACTGGGGACCGGAGAACGAGGTCGTGACCATCGAGAACAGCGAGTTCCAGAAGGGCTCACTTGCGCTGACCGGCTACGCCTACACGGCGGACGAGCTGCGTCCGCTGCGCGAGATCTTCGCAAATGCCAAGACGCTGCACCTGTTCCGTCTGAACAGCGGCGGCGCAAAGGCAGCCTGCAAGTACGCAGAGGCGAAGTATCCGGGCAAGATCGGCAACGAACTGAAGATCGTGATTCAGCAGAACGAGGGCTTCACGGTATCGACGAATGAGGTCTACGACGTTTCGACCTATATCGGCACGACCCTTGTGGACACGCAGAAGGCAGTTAAGGCAGTTTCCGACCTTTCCGACAACGACTATCTGTACTGGAAGGGCAGCGAGGCGCTGACCGAGAACGCGGGCCTGCTGCTCACCGGCGGCACGACCGGCGCGGTGCAGGATGCAGCTTACCAGACGTTCCTCGACAAGATCGAGCCGTACAGCTTCAATGCGGTCGGCTGCGACACGAAGAACAGCACAGTCAAGGGCCTGTTCGCCAACTGGACGCGCCGCCTGCGTGATGAGCAGGGGGTGAAGTTCCAGTGTGTGCTGCATGGCTACCCTGCGGCAGACTATGAGGGCGTGATTTCCGTCAAGAACGGTCTGGTCGGTGCATCTGATGACCCGTCGGCTGTCTACTGGACGACCGGCGCGGAATCTGCGTGCGCGGTCAACCGCTCGATGACCAACTCGACCTACACCGGCGAGTACGACATCGACACCAATTACACACAGACCCAGCTTGAAAAGGCGATCAAGGCCGGTGAGTTCACGTTCCACCGTGTCGGTGACCAGACGCGCGTGCTGACCGACATCAACACGTTCGTAAGCATTACAGACGAAAAGAGCGCAGATTTCTCGTCCAATCAGGTCATGCGCGTGCTCGACCAGATTGCCAATGACATTGCATCGCTGTTCAACTCGAAGTACCTCGGAAAGGTGCAGAACGACGCCTCCGGCCGCGTGAGCCTGTGGAGCGACATTGTAGCGCACCACACCCAGCTCCAGACCATCCGCGCCATTGAGAACTTTGACAGCAGCAGCGTCACCGTGTCGCAGGGCGATAGGAAGAAGTCTGTTGCGGTCGAGGACCATGTACAGCCGGTTTCCGCGATGGAACAGCTTTACATGAAGGTAATCGTTGAATAAAGGAGGGAAAAGTCATGCTGAACGCTCCTGTTATGGAAGCAAATGATGCGGTATCCGGTTCGATGGCCGAGTGCTACGTTACCATTGACGGCAACCGCTACAATATGATGCAGCTGTACAGCTTTGAGTCGTCCGCGAAGGTCAATTCGCAGGACGTGAAAATCCTCGGCCGTACCGGCATCGGCAAGAAGCCGACTGGCTGGTCCGGTTCGTGGAAGGGCACGGCGCACTTTAATCAGAGCGTGTTTCGCCGCTGGTTCCTGACCTACTGCAAGACCGGCAGGATGACGCCGTTTGAGATTCAGGTGTCCAACGAGGACCCGTCCTCGTCTGCCGGCCGTCAGACCATCACGCACACCGGCTGCCTGATCGACAGCTCGATTCTGGCGAAGTTCGACGCAGGCGACAGTCTGCTTGACGAGGAGCTTTCCGGTACGTTCGACGGCTGGGATATGCCCGAGGAGTTTACCGAACTGTCCGGTATGGAATAAGGAGGAATTTGTACAATGGGTAATCTTACCGCATTTCTGGCGCAGAACGCCAAGCAGGTTGAAAACGTGAAGCTGGTCGTGTCGGACCGCTTCACCGATGAGGACGGCAAGCCGCTCGAGTGGGAGGTGCGCTGCATTTCCTCGCGCGAGGACGAAACGCTGCGCCGTGACTGCCAGTACCGCGTACAGGTGCCGGGCAAGCGCGGCAGCTTCCGTCAGGAATTCGACAACGTGCTGTACCTTGCCAAGCTGGCAGCCGCTTGCACGGTTTATCCGAACCTCAACGATGCGGAATTGCAGGACAGCTACGGCGTGAAATGCGCCGAGGAGCTGATCTCGGCCATGCTGACGCCGGGCGAGTATACGAACTACACGGAAAAGCTGTTCGACATCTGCGGCTTCGGTGACAAGCTCGATCTGGTGGAACAGGCAAAAAACTAATTCGGGACGGTGAGGGCTCTGATGATTATGAAGCGTATGCAGCGCATTACTGCCTGCAAAAGCTCCATATCCTGCCGTCCGAATATTTAAGTCTGCCAAAGGAAGAACGGGCATTTATCTGGGCGTCCTGTGTCGTGTACAACGAGGACGAAAAGGCCGCTCTGGATAAAGCGAAACGAGGGAGGTGAGTTCTATGGCACTGTCCAATACCGTCCAGCTGCGCGACGGCATGAGCAATGTGCTCAGCCGTATCGCGTCCAGCCTGAGTACGGTCAACGACCGGTTTGAGCGTATGCAAAGCCTGACCGAACAGGCTGCGCCGACCGGTCTGTATTCACAATTTAACAGCGAATTGGCAGGCGTGCGCGAAGAGCTCACCCGAACTGTGAGCGAAGTCGAGGAGCTGCGGAGCAGCATGACCTCGGCGCAGCCGCCGGCAGAGAACCTGACGGCCTCGCTCAAAAAGCTGGGCACCGCGTTCCTCGGCTCCAAGCTGGTGAGCGGTATCGTGAGTATGTCAGACGAAATGACGCAGACCACGGCGCGTCTGAACCTGATGAACGACGGTCTGCAAAGCACCGCCGACCTGCAGGAGCTGATCTATCAGTCGGCTATGCGTTCGCGCGGCGCGTACAACGCTACGGCGGATGCGGTCGCGAAGATGGGCCTGCTTGCCGGTGACGCATTCAGCAGCAATCAGGAAACGATCGCGTTTGTCGAGCAGCTGAACAAGCAGTTCAAGATCGCCGGCACCTCGGCAGAGGGACAGGCAGCCGCCATGCTGCAGATCACGCAGGCGATGGGCTCCGGCGTGCTGCGTGGTGAGGAGCTGAACTCGGTATTCGAGCAGGCGCCGACCATCATTCAGTCGATTGCGGATTACCTCGGCGTGTCGGTCGGTGAAATCCGCAGCATGGCGCAGGAGGGCGAGCTGACAGCGAGCGTCGTCAAGTCCGCGCTGCTGTCCTCGGCGGAGGAAACCAACCGGAAGTTTAACGAGATTCCGCTCACCTGGTCGGACGTCTGGACGCAGGCAAGCAGCATGGCAATCATGGCCTTACAGCCGCTGCTCGAAGCCATCAACTGGGTGGCGAACAATATCGAGGTCATCGGTCCGCTGGTGCTTGCGGCTGCGGCAGCCTTTGCGCTGTTTGCGGTGGCGGCGAACTGGACGAAAATCTGTGCTGCGGCTACGAAGGCGTTGACAGCCGCACAGAAAATGCTCAATGCCGTGATGTCGCTCAACCCGATTGTGCTGATTATCGGCAGCGTTATCATTCTCATCGGCGTTATCGCGGCATACATCAACTACACGAACCGGGCGAAGAACGAAACGACGAGCGCTGTCGGCGTGATCTGCGGCCTGTTTGCGATGGCAGGCGCGTTTGTCTACAATATGTTCTATCTGCCGGTCTACAACGTGATTGCCGATCTTATCAACTTCCTCGGAAACGTGTTTCAGCACCCGATTGCGTCGATTGAGATTTTGTTTTTGCAGCTCAGTCAGTATGTTGTCGGCGTCATCCGCGGTATGGTGAGGACAATCGAGAAGCTCATCAATCTTATTCCGGGCGTGAAGGTCAACATCACCAGCGGTCTGGACACGTTCTACGACAGCTACACCGACAGCATCCAGAAGATTAAGGATCAGTCCGGGTGGACGGAATACGTTAAGCACAAGGAGAAGATCGAGTATTCGACGGCTTACGCCAACGGCTACAACTGGGGCGCAAACCTCCAGAACAGCATCTCTGAAAAGCTGGGTCTTGACCTGCCGGACGATCCGGCAACGGGTCTACTGTCTAACATTGCGGACAACACCGCCCAGATTGCGGACGATGTGAGCGTATCCACGGACGACATCAAGCTGCTGCGCGATATTGCCGAGCGGCAGGTCATCAACAAGTACACCACCGCCGAAATCAAGGTGGAAATGGTCAACCACAACAACATCTCGAACGAGATGGATCTGGACGGCGTAGTCAATCTGCTGGAAGCCAAGGTCACCGAGGCGCTCGTCACCAGTGCGGAAGGAGTGCACATCTAAATATGTACGAGTTTTACATGGACGGTGTGCGCCTTCCGGTCACGCCGTCGTCACTGACCATCAAGATCAGCAACCAGAACAAGACCATCAACCTCATCAACGAGGGTCAGGTGAACGTCCTGAAAACGCCGGGACTGTCGAAAATCAGCTTTTCAGCGCTGCTGCCGAACAGGGAATACCCGTTTGCGTGCTACCCGAGCGGTTATCAGCCTGCTCAGTATTACATGAGCAAGCTGGAATCACTCAAGACCGCCCGCAAGCCGTTCGAGTTCTCGGTTATCCGTATAGATGACAGCGGCGAGGAACTGATGAGCGCACAGCCGATGACGGTATCCCTTGAAAGCTATGAGCTTGCTGAGGACGCGGGCAACTACGGCGTTGACGTGATGGCAAAGATTGAATTGCTGCAATACGCGCCGTACCATACCAAGTCTATCGAGTTCAAAAAGAGCGAGAGCAGCGGCTCCGGCACTAAAAAGGCGACCGTCACGCAAAAGCGCGACACTACGACTGCACCGGCCGGTAAGACGTACACCGTCAAGTCCGGTGATACGCTGTGGGACATTGCTCGCGTGAAGCTGGGGAACGGTACTAAGTGGCAGTCTATCTATAATCTGAACAAGGCTGCCATTGAAGCCGCCGCCAAGAAGTACGGCAGATCAAGCAGCTCGAACGGCTGGTGGATCTATCCCGGAACCGTGCTCAGGCTGCCGGGTTAAGGAGGGGACGATATGGGTAAATATGTTTGGCCGTGTCCGTCCTACTCGCGCATTTCGAGTGGCTACGGCAACCGTACCTGTCCGTTCCACGGTAAGGAATTCCACGACGGCGTTGACCTGGCAGCGGCAAGCGGCGCACCAATCCTCGCGTTCGGCCCCGGCACGGTCACGAAGTCCGGTTGGAACGGAGGTTATGGTAACTACATCAGCATAGACCACGGCGGCGGTCTGATGAGCTTTTACGGGCACGCCTCGGCGCTGTATGTCAAGCAGGGCGCGAAAGTCACCGCCGGGCAGAAAATCGCGGCTGTCGGTACAACCGGCAGCTCGACAGGCTGTCACCTGCATTTCGGTATGCACAAGAACGGCTCGTCCGTCAATCCGCTGAACTACGTTTCCTCCGGTGATACGCTCGCCAAGTATTCCGGCGCGAAGTCGGGCGGTACTGCTACAAATACGGTTAAGGCGCTCTTCACCGCCTATTATCCTGCGAATAACGCAATGGAGGGCGGTTTTCTTGATGCGCTCGGCAATAAGTTAGACCCGAGCAAGCACACCTGCGCCGCACCGCCGTCTGTGCCATTCGGGACGAAAATCACCGTGCAGGGTACAGGTACAGCGCTTGACGGCGTGACCTACACCGTCAATGACCGCGGCGGCATGATTCAAATCGAAAACGGCGTGTACCATTTCGACCTCTTGATGTCCTCCAATGCTGAGTGCAACCGCTGGGGCAGGCGAAACGGTACCGCCATCATCGGCGGCTCGGGCGGCTCGTCCGGCTCGACCTCTTCGGGCGCGAGCACCGAGAAAGAGAAGAAGAAGGACATCACGACTGTTGTTGTTAAGTCCGTCACCGGCGCGGCGGGCACGCGCAAGGAGATCCTGCGGGATGTGCCGTCCTGCCAGATGCCGGGCGCGGAGCTGATCATCCAGAACAAAAACGGTCAGCTTCAGCAGCCGATGATCGAGGGCGACATCGTGTGGGAAACTACCCGCAGCGGCGCGGCATCCTCGCTGACGTTTACGGTGGTCAAGGATGATACGCTCAACTTTCACGAGGGCAATCCGGTGTCGTTCCGGTTCAATGGCGCGAATGTCTTTTACGGCTACGTCTTTAAGAAGTCGCGCTCAGACAATCGGCTGATTAAGGTCACGGCCTATGACCAGCTGCGCTACTTCAAGAACAAGGACACCATCAGCTACACGAACAAGACCTATGCCGATGTGCTGAAAATGCTGGCTGCGGACTACGGCCTCAAGGTTGGTACCGTGGCCGATACCAAGTACAAGATTCCGCAGCGTATCGAGGAGGGGACGCTCTTTGATATGCTCGGCAACGCGTCCGACCTGACTATCATCAACACCGGCAAGGTATATGTCCTGTACGATGATTTCGGCAAGCTGTGCCTCAAACCCTACGAGAGCCTGCTCCTGCCGCTCTACATCGACGAAGACACGGCCCAGGGTTACAGTTACACGTCCTCGATTGACAGCGACGTGTATAACCGTATCAAGCTGGCGTGGGACAACGACGAAACCGGCGTGCGCGAGGTTCATGTGATGAACAACACGGCCAGCCAGAGCAAATGGGGCACGCTCCAGTATTATGAAAAGCTGGACAACGCCCTCAACACCGCCGATTTGCAGACCAAGGCCAAGGCGCTGATGAAATACTACAACGTTATTCACCGCGAGCTGACCATGCAGAAGGTGTTCGGGGATGTGAGAGCGCGTGCCGGTACATCAGTTTGTGTCGGTATGGGTCTGGGCGACATCAACATTCGCAACTATATGTGCGTGGAGAAAGCCAAGCACACGTTCAGCAACGGCCTGTACACGATGGACCTGTATTTGAGCGGAATTCGAGGTGAGTTTAGTGCCTGATATGTTTAATGCCATGAAGCAGATTGCAGAAAACGTCTTTACCGCAATGCGGCCTGCTGACTGGTGCTATGGAAAGGTTATTTCGTTATCGCCGTTTCAGGTGCAGATTGACCAGAAGCTGCCGCTCAAAAAAGAGTTTCTGGCCGTCCGCACCGGCGTGAGCGCGTCCTCGTTTAAGGTAGGGGACAAGCTCATTCTGCTAAGAAAACAGGGCGGTCAGGAATATCTCATTTTAGACAAGAAGGGGGCGCTGTAATGCTGCCGACAGAGTATAATGACGATCTCGTGCAGGATTTCGAGATCGAAACACAGCCTACACGCACCTACGCGCTGCGGTTTGACGGCTACCCGTGCTCCGGCGGAAAGCTGGACGGACTGGAAGCCATGAAGCAGGCCATCTTCCTGATTCTTCAGACCGAGCGGTTTCAGTACGCGATTTACAGCTGGAATTACGGTATTGAGCTGAACGCCCTGCTCGGCCAGACCATGACGCCGTATCTGCAGGCCAAGGTTGCCAAGGCGATTGAAGATGCGCTCATGGCAGATGATCGTGTGCTCTCGGTTGAGCAGTTTTCATTCACCAAGGGCAAGCGCAGCCTGCTTGTGAAATTTACCGTAACCACGACCGAGGGCGACGTGGAAAGCGAATTTGAGTTTGGAGGTGAAGCGGCATGATCGGACGATACTCGGACGAAATGACGTTTGACTACATTATGAATCGTATGCTGGAATCCGTGCCGGATACGGTCGATAAGCGCGAGGGCAGCATCATCTACGATGCGCTCTCACCGGCAGCCGCGGAGCTTGTCAAATGCTACATGGAACTTGATGTTGTCATGGACGAAACTTTTGTGGACACGGCAAGCCTGCAATACCTCATGCTGCGCTGCAAGGAACGCGGCGTAGCTATTCAAGGTGAAACGGCTGCTGTTATCGAGGGCGTGTTTACGCCGTCCAGTGTGGAGCTGACCGCGGGCCTGCGGTTCAACTGCGATGAGGTGAACTACACCATCACAGAAAAGATCTCGGCAGGTCACTACAAGCTGGAAGCTGAAACGCTCGGCACGGTCGGCAACAAGTACACCGGTCTGCTGTTACCGATCCAGACGGTCAACGGATTGGAAACCGCCCAGATTGCAGCGGTGCTCATTCCGGCCGAGGACGGCGACACGACCGATACGCTTCGCGACAAGTATTACGCCAGCATTGACGGTGAAGCGTTCGGCGGGAATGTCGCGGACTACCGCGAGAAGGTCAACGCGATTACCGGAGTGGGCGGTGTCAAGGTCTATCCGGTATGGAACGGCGGCGGTACGGTAAAGCTGACTATTATCGCGTCGGACTTCACTGCGCCCAGTACGGAGCTCATCAGCAAGGTACAGACCGCCATCGACCCCGAGGGCAATCAGGGCGAAGGCTTAGGACTTGCGCCGATCGGACACACGGTGACTGTCACCGGCGCACGCTATGCCGACCTCACCATTACAGCGAACGTCACCTTTGCCGCCGGATGGAACTGGGACAACGGCAAGTCACAGCTTGTGAGCGCTGCCAACGCGTATCTTGATGAGCTGCGCAAGGCATGGGCGGACAGCGAAACAACAGTGGTTCGTATTTCACAAATCGAAACACACCTGCTGACCGCGGATTGCGTTGTCGATGTGGACGGCACGACCGTCAACGGCGATACCAAGAACATTGAGCTGGCTGCGGACGAAATTCCGCGGCTGGGTACGATTGGCGGTGCGTCGTGAGAAAGAAGCTGCAAGACTATCTGCCGCCGATCCTGCTGAAAACCTACGAGTTTCCGCTTTTGTGCGACACTGAGCAGCCGGAGATTGACCGACTGCGTGATGCCGCTGATGCGGTACTCGATGCGCAGTTTATCAGTACCGCCGGTGAGACCGCCATTGCGCGTTACGAGAAGATCTTCGGCATTACGCCGATGGACACGGACACGCTGGACGAGCGCCGGTTTAAGGTGCTCGCCAAGATCAATGCGCAGCTGCCGTTCTCGGTGCGCCGCCTGCGGCAGCAGCTTGAAACGCTCTGCGGTGCGGACGGCTATAAGCTGGAACTGGACGGCGACAGGTACACACTGACGGTCAAAGTCGCGCTGACCGCAAAGCGCAATCAGCAGGCGGTCGAAGAACTGCTTGCGGACATTGTTCCCGCGAATATGGTCTGCACGACGTCGTTGCTGTACAACACATGGGAGCAGATCAAGAAGTTAACATGGGGCGAGCTGAAAAAGCTCACCTGGCGAGAAATTAAGGAGGAGGTGCTGCCGGATGGAGCAAACACCTAACTATCATCTGAATAAACCCGGCTACGAGGAGTTCGGCGATGTTGAAGTGCTCAACCAGAACTTTGCCGCGATCGACACCGAGCTGAAAAAGAATGCTGACGCGGTGGACGAACGTGTCAAGACCACCGAACTGGCCGAGAAGGTCAAGCAGACCGTCAAGGACGGCAGCCTGGCCGCAAAGGATCTCGGCGCCGTATCAGCTGATACCAAGGGCAAGGCCAACGGTGTGGCAGGTCTGGACGGGAACGGCAAAGTGCCCTCCGGCCAGCTGCCCGAGATGAATTACGAGGGTAAGGGCGCCGTAGATACGCATAACAAGAGTTCAGCCGCGCACGCTGCACTGTTTAAGGCAATTAACGATTTGCTTGCGGCGCATGTCAAGGACACCGGCAATCCGCACAAGGTCACGCCGTCGCAGATTGGTGCTATCGCACTGACCCTGCTCGGTCAGCCCGGAGGTCCGGCGGTGCTGGACAAGGACGGCCGTCTGACCGCTGACCAGCTCGGCGGCCTGATCGGCGGCGAGAGCGACAGCGGCACCGGTGAACTGCAGGACACCGAGATGGAGGTCGGCACGATCACCAACGCAGGGGCAGGCTGGAACACCTACCATTTTAGAGAGGCGTTTGAGGGTGTGCCGCAGGTGACCTGCCAGGCTGAGGACTTTGACGGCGTGGTGCTGGTCAAGGATATAACCGCAGAGAAATTTCTTTATTGTCTGCGGAAGCTCCAGACCGGCAGTTACTACACCGGCGGCTCGACGGGCACCAATCCGTCGCACAGCGCGAACACGCTGGTCAGTGGCACAACGACCACGGCTGACAGTATCAAGATTAACTACATCGCAGTAGAGTATGGAGGCGAGCGATAATGTTAGGAGTAAATCAGTTGGACTTTATGAACTATACAGCAGCCTTAAAGTCCAATTACCGCAAGGGTATCCGCCGGATGGAGGCAATCCTTGCAAACCCGACCCACGCAAAGGAGTTTGCTGCCAACCTTGGCGGCGTGAGTGTGATTCTCGGCGTGCCGATCAGCCTGCCGGATCGCAACAGCGACAAGCTGCTTGAGCTGCTGCTCGGCAGTGATGTGGCAGACGATGCGGTAGAAACGTGGCTGCACCAGTTTTACGAGTTCACCGGTTGGGACGATCTGCTCAGTGATTCCGCCCGCTGCAAGGAGATGGCCAACAACCCGCTGATCTGGCGCGCGGCCGGCGGCAGTAAGCTGGCGGTTGGCAAGTCCATCGCTACGCTGGCGGGCCTGTCCTGCGCTGACTATGCAGACATCGACGCGGTAGCGGCTT